TTCCTTGCTCCAGAGAGAATGGCGGCCGCACTAGTATATCCTTCACCAACTCCGACAGCTAAGACTGTCCTTCCCTCGAAGACAGACTGCAACTCCATCATGATCGAGAAAGTGCTACTAGTAGACCCTGGATACTCCCTTGAGTTCTCGTGTAGCCTCTCCTTGAAGGACCGAGTGTGAACTGTAGGAGGTGTTATTGGACTTGAGCTCCACCCACTAAAATTGTTCTCTCGTAGTGCTGACCTTGTGACCACTGAATAGCAACAGTTTAGTATATTACTGCTCATAGAGGCAGGGCGACGTTTTGGAGTAGGCAGGTACGTGATCGGGTCAGGATTGAGAAGACGAGTGTGCTTCAGAGCTTCTGCAGGATCTATTCTATAATATCGCAAGAATTTCCCTTGCATCACATCCTCAAAAAGTCTTGCGGCTGAGAACCTTCGTCTCTCTTCCAGCCACTTTATAACTGCTCTAAGGCTGACATCCAAAGCCACAAGCTTCGCAGGGCTATCTACAGGTAACCTTATTACTTGCATCAGGAAGGTCTTAACTATGTGCCTTCTGTCACGAGGGGCAATCTCCTTATGTACAACGAGATGATTCATAACCCTAGAAATACAAGTCAGCAGAGCTTCAATATCCGTGAATCCAACTGTCACCGAGAACGATGCAGAGATCCTGCATGCGTAATCTTTTGATGAGTAAACTACCCGCTTCAAGCTCTCTCCTACAACTATCCCTCGCAGCCTATCATGTGCTCTCAAATGACTAGGTCTATATGAAGGTCCATCATAAAGTTGGAATCTTCTCGACAACGGGTCTGACCTCACCGATGGATGCCCTAAGTGAACGCTAACGGATCTGACTAGTGGGTCCGAGATGAGTGTCAGAAACGAGACCATGTTCCATCTCTCTGATACTGAATCTATTGTTCTCATACTGCTCAGTAGATAGTAGTCTGCAAGAACCGAAGAGAGTGAGATGACTATTGAATTCAGTCCATTTGCTACCACCTCAGCAATATCCATACTATTTCCAAACCCACTGAGGTGCTTTCCATCTGCAGCTTGTCGTCCCCCAGATCCTATCCTCACCTTCGCTAAGAACCAGCCTTCTAGCACGGCTCTCCTGTCTCCCTCTCTTTCTAGCTTAAAATGATCTCCCAAAAATTTTGCATCCAGTTGGGGGACTTGCCTCAGTGATACACCTGTCCTATCTACTCTTATTTCATCCAGATATGCCAGTTTATTCCCTCTGAACGTAGTAACTGGGATAGCAACAGATTCTGGAAGTTCCATCTTTATTGCAGGGAGTGGCACAAGATCTACCGATTCAGTATCTATGGCAACTGCAAGTCCTTCCTTGACTCCCATATTTACGAAGTATGCGAGACTCCAGAGAAGCATTAAGAAATGTGGTTGCAACATTATATTGTAGTCATATGCACCGCCAGAAAGTTTCCCTGAGTGGTCAGAGGATATGAGACAGTGAGTATACACTGTTGGACATCCTAATGAGTAAGAATCTTGGTGCCCTGAGATGGAATCATACCGGTGGATCCATAGTCCCCCGGCTACTCCGTCAAGACTATCTGTTATGGATGACAAGACGGTCCGGCTGCGGCTCAATCCAACACAGTCTATCAAGTGCTGGAACGCGGAATTGCCACGGGTCTGAGACAGGATCCGCTGAAGCTTCCTGAATGCCTCTGAAGTTGTATCTGAGTCAACTATTTTGTATCCGTGTTCACTCCTCTTTTCTCTAGTCTTACTCCCAAGGTAAGGGTCATAAGGTCCCCTCCTGGTTAGTGAGTCATTTGGATCCCCTATGTGAGCAGCATGTAGACCAGTTACTTTTAGTGCGTCCACGCCGAGAATGAACGAAAAGTCCAAGGGGCTGTAGCTTGTGACCCCCTCTGGGAACGGCACTCCGCCCCGCTCCCACCTCTTCCTCAACCGGATACAAAGACCATACACTGTTGAAGTCTTCCATGGTGATCTCGGGAGAGTAGAGTATCTCTTGAGAACATATGATATTGTATCTTTCTCTGAAGCTAAGACATCTAAGATGATATCCGGGTTTATTAGCCTTGAAACTGTCTGGATCGTTCGAGTTGCTACGAACATCTTCTTAATAGTGGCAGAGATACCGTACACCGAACATTCAAGTATATCTCTCAACACAAGTGGATTGAAAGGCCTGACAAGGCTCAAAGCCTGGACAAGTTCTGAGATATAACTGTCAGTAGAAGTGTTGAGGAGCTGGCCTATGTCCAGGTTGAGGACCCGGGGTAAGAAGGCCTCCACCGTCGACTCAGTTGCCTTGTCAATAGCAGTAGGTGGAGTACAAAGTGGCAAGCTATAAGGGTCTTTAAGTAGTGATAATACTTCAGGTGATTTTGCGAATGTTGAGTCCATGTCGAGCTGTGCCAGGATCCGGTCGCAGACCTTGCTCCTGGCTCTCTTCCTGAGGAGCATAAGACCTGACAATGACTTTGCGAGCGGGTCAGCTCCGCCTTTGTAGACGAAGGACATTATCGTAGGGACTGGAAGACCCCCTAAGTCACTAGGAAGAATAAGCATGAGGTATAATGCATCCCTTTTCTGAGCCTTAGTTAATCCAGAAAGCTGTTGTCTTAGCCAGTCTCCAAAGATCCCAAGGCCTCTTGCCTTCCTGATGAGATAAAGGGAAGCTTGGCAGAGGGCAAGGTAGTAGCTTCTGACAGGTGTTGAGGATCTCTCTGCTCCAGCCAGGGCTGTGCTAAAAATGGCCCCAATATTTGTTCGGATGGAGGGGAAGTCCTGTGAAGAATGGGGGAATAGTCTTGAATGGAACTTCAAGCTTGTTGGGTACACAACTCCGTTGACATATACATCCTTACTATATGTTATAACTGTGGTTGACTCTAGACACTCACTTGGCTTCAAGTCTTGGTTGACAGCTCTGCAGCTCTTGTCTATCCTTGAGAGGAGCTTATCTCTCCACTCCAGTAGTTGAGGTTTCACTGGTCTTGATTTGTCATATGGGGCATTCACAGAGACAACTTGGTTGTCTGCTTGTCCTATCAACCGGTAAGAGATTGGGAATTCGAACAAACCAAGATCAATCATAGATTCTGTGCATACTGTCCACAACTTCTGCTGAATCCCTTCTTTCCCGCCTAGATCTCCATAGTAAGCTAGGTCTGAGGGAGGCGGGTACTTTTGCTCTATTCCGTCTGGTCTTAGGTCTCCAGTCCTGATCACCATGATGCTGGAGGAGAAGAATTCGTGAATGTATGTGAATGCTCCCGGCATTTCAAACATATCTTCTATAACCTCTGCCACAGGGTTGACTTGAGCAGCTCTCCACTTCTGGCACCATGTGCTTAGATCCATCTCGAGGAACATGTGAAGAGTCTCATCAGAGTAATTTGGCCTCGAGAGATCTAGAAATAGCTTCAGGGTCTCCAAGCGATCCTTTGTCATGGTTTGCTGGGGTAGGTGCTTGAAGACATTGTCAGAAATGTTCATCTCTAGTAGGGTCCATGCCAGTCTCATCTCAAACACCATCATAGCGAACATTCTTGGGGATTTCTTGAACTCCCTCTCTTTCGGGTACAGGCAGACAATGAGCCACTCGAATGGGATGTCTCTTCTCATTATCCTCCTGATGATGACTTTCGGGTCTACGTCTTCCCTAGAGAGCAATTCAAGCAGTAATCTCCGATGACTTGAAGCTGGGATCTCTTTGTCCCAGTTCGAAGCAATGTTAGACCTGTACTGTGATATGGCCTTGTCATCCATCAAATCTAGGTAATTAGGAGAGAAGTCAAACTCAAAGATTCGGCCAAATGTACACGTTGCCCAGTCTGTCAACGGGTAGCTATACCTATCAAGATGTCTTCGCTGAAGAGAGCACAGTCGGTAAAGTTGGGTTGTCTTGTCGGAAAATTCAAGAGGGGGCCACCCCATTTTGGGGACATAACTCTACAGGAACATTCTACAAAAATTCCATCTAAGCCTCTGTGAATCTGTGTAACCAGCAGTAGAAGGCGCACATGAAATCTCCTTGACAGTACGCCCTCCTTCTCTTGGGTCCACCATAGGGTGACCAGAGATCTTCTGAATCCCAAATATCTCAGTGACAAGTGGGGGTTCGGTATCTGGTCCAAGATAGACCTGAACTTTTCGGCCATTGAGATGATGCCAGGTTTGAGCCCCATCTTCACTTCCTTCTGTTTGACCTTCTCGACCATCCTACCGTATGGGCCTTCTTCTCCAAACTTGTCTCCAGAACATAATGACAAGTAGGCCTTTGAGAGGCTCTCTGTCTGTTTCAGAATTTCGAACCCTTCATTTTTGTACCGAGTCAAGCACTCTTCATGCCATTGTATCGTCTGTGTTACCGCTACTACCAGAGATTCGTCGAGTGGGTAAAGAGTTCTAGCAGCCGTATATACTTGTGCCCTTGAGAAACACAGGTCCTTAATCATCATTATCTGGTCCCAACTTAGCAACAGGTAAGCTCCTTCACTTGAGTCTGACATAATCCTCAGTACAGCAACTTTAGCATTGGTCACACAGAATCCGGCTTTCTTCATATCGACCCTCAAAGAGAAATGCTTTTTCTGCGAGAAACCTGCAGCTGCCGTCTCAGTCAGTGTGTCCCAGTAGGACCATCTAGAGTACCAGTACAGCTCCTCTTTGGAAGGAGAGAAGTTGAACCCAGGCTTGTACGGCTTATCCTTCAGTTCTTTTGGAGCATGAGCTTTTAACCAGTCCTCTAACCCAGAACATGCATCATGATAAATCTCTCCAGCCAAACTTAGTGCCTCCGGAAGGTCTTTCACCGCTCCATACCCTCTTGGAGACATGTGAACGATACTCGGGTAGTTTTCCGCATCAAGGTTAGGTGGAATGTCCTGACCGTTCAAATCCATTCCAATGTTGTAGGCCTCTTTAGCATAGAGTGGTGCAGCTCTGAGCACTTTTTTGTTCTGAGTTGACGGAGGCCACAGGTCGAGGCATTTCCAGTAATCTATCCCCTTTCTGAAAACCTCTGTCGCAGTACATAGAATAGGACTGTCCAGATATGTACTGATAAAGAATGGATCTCCACCCTTCCGCATTCCATCAACCATCCCATCGTCCATGTAAGAAGCCATTGAAGGTCAGAGAATCTCTAGGATCAGTTGATGCCTTAGCTTTGTAATGGTAAGAATGTCAGTTATTCCTAGGGGTTTTTTAAAGAAAAATAGAGAAGAGACTAAAATCTATTCCTAGTAGGTTGGAATTCATGACCTAGACTAGTGTAGAGCTCCCTTCCTAGAAGCTCTTCCATGACTCTGAGGGGTCAGTGTGCTCTGACCTTAGCTCTTGAGACTGATCACCTTGAATGATTGCCCAGTCTACTATAGCATTTACAGTTCTGTGTTGCCTCAGTGTCAAGGTTGGAATGAGAGGGTTCAAGAGGGAGCTCACATCAGTGAGTGCCAGCAGAGGACTCTCTGCAGCCTTAGCCCTAAGGATCATCTCAATGTCACACTGCTGGATTCTTAAAAACTCAATCCGATGGTACTTGATGGAGAATGATTCAAGGTTGTAATTATCTGGGGATATGATGTCCACTTGGAACGGGGCTTTAACTCTAAAGGCTGTGGGCCTAGATCTAGATCTGGGGACAGAGATTAAATCTTGGACATTCATTTGAATGACCACTAGGTCCAGAGTAGGACTGATGCCCAGGGGGCGGACGGAATCCAAGGTTTGCTTTGAAGCACTAATGTCTCCTAGGTGGAGATCGCCATTAGGAAACACCTTCACATCAATCCCCAACTCTCCTGCTCGGTATCTTCTTAGCCTAGCCCAGGGCTCAGCTGTGAAGATGTCCAGGTCTTGCTGGCTACCTCCTAAGAGTCTAGACATTTCTTTGAGTGTTGCAAGGTAGAGCCCGTAACTCACGAGTCTTGGGCTTGTAACGTCAACCGCGCCAATGATGGTCTCAAAGCTCCTAGCACATGATGACACCTCAACAGTCTCTCTTCTGTTAGTAAGATATGATCCAGTCGACATCCTTCTTAGTTGGTCTGTGAAGCCGGGGGGTTTTTCTTAAATCTTTTCTTCCTAGGTTTTTTCCACCAGATAAACAAAAGGGGGAAAAGGCTGTGCCAATTCCATCTTGTCAGTGCGACATTACTTGTCCTTTACTTCTTCTTCTGGGCAGCTGCCCCTCCTTGGTTCTTCTTGGAGGAGGGCAGAGTGGGCTTCCCGTAGTTGGAGTGCGAGATTTTCTGTGGGGTCTTCTGTGGAGCTGGAGGGGCCTTGACTTCAGCCACACTTTTAGCCGTCTTTGAGTCCTTGGTTGGTTGTGTGCCTTCTTCCAGACTGGTGCTGTCGAGAGGTCTGCAGAGATTATCTTCTAAACTCTCGTGGGCGTTATCTTTGCCAATGGAGCTGGTGTCCAGTGACAAGGTAGTCTCCATTGCTCGGATCAACGTTTCAGCCTCCGAGATGGCTGCCACAGACATATCAGATGTTCGCTTACTTCTCCACTGAGGAGTCTCATCAAGAGCGTCCTCTAACATGGCAAGAGCCCGCGTTAGAGGAGAGGGAATCTCGGTTATTGCAGGCTGCCAACTAGACGGGACTCCGGGAATTGTCAAGCTCAGCTCATCAGAGATGCCGGAGAGGTCCTTCTCAGCCTGATTAAGGACTCGGATTGTAACTGCGAGGATCTGAAGGCCAAGGTCAGCGAGTAGAGGGTAGTTCTTCAAGCTTACCTTGTCTAGGTCAGGCATCTCGGCCATATCTAAGATCTCTGAGACCTTGAGCTCCTCCCATTGATCCATCTTTGATCCGAGAAGGGCAGCACCTCTAAAAAGTGCCGTGAGACTCACTACTGCAGATTCTCTCTCCTTCTTGAGCTCCTCAATAACCATCTCCTGTGACGAGAGATAGTATTTCAAGTCTTTGATCTGTTCTTTGTAGGAGGGAGTCATTGTCGATCAGGTCTTGCGCTGAATTAAGGTCAGTGAAGTTGATTCCAGAAGTGTTATCTTTAGAATTCCTTTCTTCCTGGGGTTTTTTAAAGAAAAAGAAAAAAAGGAAAACAAGAAACAGGACAAAGTAGAGTAAGTCAATTTAGTGGGAGAAATGGGTTCAGTGTGCTCTTATTCTCGGTCAGACACTCTCTTCAGCATCAGGTGCTGCGACAATAGCACTGGCTTCCAGAGCACCAGTAGTGAGGTCTATCCCGTGGGCAGCAGCTAGCTTGATGAAAGCAGCTTTAGCCTTATCCCCTCCTGGGGCAGTATATCCTGCCATGGAGTCATTATTCACGCTAAGCCACAGCACAGCAACAGCAGTCAGATCTTGCATGGACTTAGAGTGGAAAATCTTGGTATTGTTCCCATGGAAGAGCTTGGTGTAGGGGCGTAGGCTTGCGCTCAGGTTGGCATAAGCTGTCACTGAGTTCACAAAGACTTCATATGCAGGTGCCAGAGAAGGCATGTCCCTTACGATCCAGGGACAAGCTAGCAATAGGTCCTTAATGAATAGAGCAGGCTGCATTCCAGAGTACTCAAGCATTCTAAACATTAGGTTCACTATCTGGGCTGTCACGTCATCACTCCCTCCGAGAAGACTAAACTCCTCAATGACGACTTTTCTAGGAGCCGTACTCAAGTCCCAGGCATCCCTGATTTGAGCATGAGCTGTGTCGCTCATTCTCCCTTGACCTCGCAGGATGAACTGGGAGTGGGCACAACGGAATGTGTCAACAATGTTGGTAGGTCTTCTTGTGGTGATGACATCCCTTGTGCTCG